AAAATAGATTTTCAACCCCTTTACCAAAATCTTCAAAAATATTTTTAATGACACCAGTAAGCCTGCCTATAGCACCGTCCTCTTTAAAAAGATCACCTATTGCTTCACTAATTGATGATAGCCATTCTTTAATTGAATTAAAGACACTACCAATACCTGTTCCTATATCTTGTATAACTTGTTGTGTTTTACCTAACAATTCGTTTAAAAAAGCTATACTCTTACCTATTATACCACCCTCAGAAAAGAAATTACCAACAGCTTTTATTCCCCTCATTATTACACCATCTTCACCAAACAAATTTGATATCCACTTCCAACCTTTCATTATCAAACTATCATCTTTAAAAAGACCTGTCAACCAAGTCCAAAATTTACTAATAGGCCCATCTTCTTTAAAGATACCTGTTATAAACTTCCAAAATTTAGCAATAGCCCCGTCTTCTTTAAAAATACCTGTTAGCCATTTCCAACCTTTAACGATTGCACCATCTTCCTTAAAAAGACTAGATATCCACCTCCATGTTTTTGCTATAATTCCTTCACTTGAGAAGAGGCTTTTAATGCTTTTAAGTAACAACTTAACCTTGGTCCAATTTTTAATAATTTCATATAAACCAAACCCTAACGCTATTTTTAATATCCAACCGCCTACATCTTTTAAGATATCCCAAATGCCTTTCTTTTTTGGTTGCTCTCTTTCTTTCTCTTCCTTTATTAAAATTTTTAATATCTGATCAACCATTTCAAGTTGGTCTTGATTGTTTTTATAAATTGGATCAAAGAAGTGTTTGTTGTTATCAAATAATAAATTCTCAATTGCTACTTTTGTTTCGGGTGAAAGTACTATTGATACTGTCTTGTTATGTAGAGGTGCCGTTATCTTTTTTTCTTTCTTATTTTCTTTTTGGTCGTCTTGTTTTTTAAATAATCCACCAAATGCATTTGTATACGTTTTGGGGTCAAAGATAGTATTAAACATGCCTGCTACGGTACTACCAATAGATGGCGTCTGCTTCTTTACAGTGTTATATTCTTTATCACGTGATATACGTAAAAGTATTTTATTTAAAGTATTGTTAGCTATAGCCAAACCATCATTGGTTTTAATATTATCGGTTTTTGTATTTTGTCTTCTGGTTAATAAACCTTGTACTCCTTGTATTACTGCATCGTAGCCTTGACTGAGAATACTGTTCTTATTTTTTTTATTTTCCGATGGCTTGACTTCTGTATCACCTACTTTTTTATTCGCACGGTTAGGCTTCATGCTTAATGATACTTCTTTAACATCAAAGTATATTTTTTCTAGCGTATTGAGCATTTTTATCTGCTTATCATTTTTTATATATGCATCAACAATACTAGAGAATTTATGGAATTCAGTATCCTTATCTTTTTCTTTTTTTTCCTTTATTGTAGGCTCTACACTACGTACATGTATAGCTTTAATATTTGATGGAAGAGAAACAGCATTAGATGATATAAGCTGAAGTGCATCTATCCCGGTCAAGGTGCCGCTAGATGCTTTTTTTGTATCCTTGTAAGCTGTATCGGTATTTCCTTCCTTTTTTTTGTTTTGTTTTTCTAGTAGATCAGAAGCTGTCGATGCATTTGTATCTTGTCTTTTAAGACTCTCGTTGAGGGTGGACATATAATCGGTTATATCATTTAACCTTTTATCTACCTCTTGCTTAAAGTTGCTCAGTGTATCAAGCTTTTGGCCTAGTACAGATTGAAGGCGATTGATTGTTTCAATCTGACTATGACCAGTCTCTTGCAAATTTTCATTTAATTTAGCAAGCGGGTCACCTATTGCAAACTGTAACTGATCTAGAGTGATACCTTCCATTTAAATTATTTAATCACAAATAATTTAAATGGTTTATTTTAATTATATGCTAAAAAAGCTACCATCGACATCTATTGTGATGTCATTTACTGTAACAAATTTACTCTCCAGTTCTCTATATGATTTTATAAACTCTAATATTTTGTTTGTAAGAGTTGCTGGTATTTTCTCAACAATTGATAGTTTCTCATCAAGCTTCAGTGTATTGAATGCAATTCCTTGATCACCGTTCTCCGTCTTAAACGTTACCTTTTGTATAAACTTTATTATTTCGTGAATAAAAAGTTCACTCACCAATGTCTTTACATCACCTTCTTTTATATTCTTGAGCTTTGTAATAACAGATGAGCAGATATCTCTATCAACTCCTAGTGTAGGTGCTTTTATATCAATTGTAAGATTATCAACACCTATTGTAGATTGTAAGGTTGTAGGTTGAATGGAAATATCTTTTATAGTTGTGAGGTGTTCGTTCAAATCAACTATTACATCATCATTTGTATAGGAAGCACCTACACCATTTGCGCGGAGTGTAATAGCTATTGCAAGACGATCAAAAATATAGAGATTACTAATGTCAATTGAATCAATTGCATTCTCTTGAATGATATTATAAAATTTAACAATAAAGGATAATCTTGTTAAGCTTTCATCTATAGATGAGGATAGTAATTCCTTTTGTTGACGTAAGTTAAGGTTTTTAAATTTTACTGTTTTGCCGAGAGATGGTATATAAATGTCGATACCTGTAGCCTTGTTTAAGGTCTCAAGTTGCTTGAGAATATCGCCGACATTTGTCGTATTGGTTGTTGTCATATTAGTATATATTATTCATTTGTGGTAAGTTCAAGTCATTTTTCTTTCTTGCTTTTTCTTCCTCTTTCTTCTCATCTCTAAAGAGATTAATATAAATGTTAAGTTCAGCAGGTGTCGAGTTCTTTAAAAGTTCGTAATCTAGGCGTAACTTGCCAATAAGGAAGTATTCTAGCTCGTACATTGACATTAAGCCTCGTTTATAACAAATCTTTAAAAATTCAATGATAGAATCGCTAAAGAAGTTTAAAGGTATATCAATTGACTCATTACTGTATGGAGACACTACGGAGAGGAGGTTTATCCCTTGGAGACATGAGTTGAAATATGTTATGTATTCTTTTATGTCTTTTAACACAAAAACAGGGAGATGATCAATTATCTGTTGTTTTGAATCCGTGATATCTTCACCCTTTATTGTTATTTTCTTAATAAGTGTATCTAGTAAATTTAAATCTTTGTCACCAATGTTGAGTGTCGAGGGCATACCTAATTCAAGTATAAGCTCATTATTGTTATAGCTCTTTATCGTAGTATAGATATCATCTGGAATTTCAATAGCTTCTAACTTATTAATGACATCAGACAAATGAACCGAAAAGTTAAATGTTTTTTGTGATGTAGGACATGTTGCAGTTAATTCGAGGTCTGGTGATATACACACCATTCTTATTATAATAAGAAGAATGAGTTTATCTAAAAACGGTAAATTGTTTATATCTTCTTCTCCTATACAAAGATCCTTTACGAGTGTATCGAATGCATTTGTTATGATAACAGGATTATTATTTGTTATATTTTTTACGAGATCCTTATAACGGTTGAATTTTAACTCTGTAATCCCTACCTTGCGCTTAAGATATGGCAAATAGGCTGTATAAACAAATTGCTTCACGGACAATATTTACGATTTTAAGAACATCTATTCAAGCCTACTTGAAGAGAGCCGTTATAATATTAGCAAGTGCACTATTTCCTGTATTACTTGAAACAGTATAATTTGAATACGTCCAACGACTGTTATAGTATTGAACCTTTTCTTCTGTATATTCAAGTGTTTCTTCACTTACATTAAATGGCGCGCAATTATAAAACGTCCAAAGCTTTCTAGGTAGTTGAGGAGCAAATCCCTGTGTTCTTGTATATTGCATTACATGAATATTTGTCTTAACATTCTTTAAGTCTCTAGCAATACCTGTATCTCCGGGTCTTGCAACTAAACCAAAATGTGATGTAAGAATAACCCATGGTCTAATAACCATATCAATAAATGATACATTTGTATCTCTAAATTGAATATCAAGTGTTGGTGGATCTATTGTTCTTCCTCCTGCAATAATACCTGGTAAAAATCCGCGATTATTTTGTACAGAAACGCTCTCTACGGAAAATGATTCACTCGGTATAGTAATGGAGCTAGCAAATATGCATCCGAATATATTTTGATTCTGAGGTTGTGTTAATATATTTCGCGCAGCATCTATATCAAACCCTGTACCGTCAGGGTTTGTTCTTTCAAGGCCTTGAATAAGTGATGTATTTATACCTGCAGGAAAAAATTCAAAAAAAACAACCCATTGCGTCGACATGGGTATAGATGTATACCATACCTCAAGTTGAGAGAGAAAGTTGTCTCTTACGCTCGGTATAGGGCCTGTTACAGCCAGGGGAAGACCAGGTATATTATTGACTAATAATCCAGCGGCAACGTTGACGGCGTCTAACAGGCTCACTTAATTATTTAACTACCGACTATTATTTTTATACAGTACGTGTAAAGTAGTGATAGGCAATAGTAGCTGTAAACTCGATAGTCTGACCTGTACCAGCAGCGATACTATAGCTAAGAGCTCCAACACTACGAGGTGATGCACCGATTAAGGAATAATCTGCGATACGGTTGAGCTTATTATCGAGCTGAACAAGATTGATAACAGATGATTGCTTAGGTGTAAGATATTCACCTGTGCTTGTCTGATCATCAAATGTATAGCGCGACCAGTCTTCAAACTTCTGTCTGATCTTTGATTGAGCATCAGCGTAGAATGTAAGAGAGTAACCTTCAGATCCAGGATAAACAGCATTACCAGGTAGATTGAAGTTTAGACCCATGTAAGGAACTGGTACGTTGGTAATAGCTCTTTCAGGGAGTGTCGCTGTCTTTACGTAGACGAGATCGTCTTCATTGAAGATAATTGTTTGTCCAGCAGCATCTGTTGCGCCACCTGTACCAATTGATACAACCCTAAAGTTGAAATCACGTGCAAAATCGCGTGTTGAGGCTATTCTATAAAAATCAGTAATAATTTGGTTGGTGTCACTCATAGTATGTAATTATTTAGTTTAATGTCATTAATTTTTAAGCTACAATTTCAGCGAAGTTTTGATTTGTTCTTGTAGCGTAGAAGTTAACAAGGATGAACTCTGCTGTACGTACAGGCTTAATGTAAACATCTACAACAAGTGAGTTATCATCAATAACAGTTGGTGTATTATTACGCTCGTCGCAGATGAGTAGGTAGTCGTATATACCCTGTGTGTTCTTTGCATTATCAAAGATCGGGGCTAGTACATTCTTAACCTGTGTACGTGTGAAGAGTGTATTGGGTTCAAAGACGAAGTTCTTAACAACTGTATTAGTCTGTCTTTCGAGTGTTAAGAAAAGTCTACGGACGTTGATACGATCAAACGCTGTAGGTTGCTTCTGAAGTGTCTTTTGACCATAAACAACATATCCTTCGTTCGGGAAGAATGCTACAGGATTGAGACCGATCTTGTAGAGTTGATCACGTTGCTTTTGTACAGGATAGAAACCAAGGTCTGTTACACCTGTTACAATA